CATATATATATAAATATAATAAATACTAATATAATAAAGAGTATTAAATATACACAAAATAGTAGAAATAACTGAGTAGATCATTGACTGAATATGTCGTACGAAAACTCCCTATATATACTCCAGAAAAGCTACAGATATTACGAAACTTACAGATATTACAACATTACAGCTTACAGGTCGTACATTTTCAGCTATGCCCTGAACATACCCGGCGAACAGGCAAATAAAAAGACCCCTCTTTCGAGGGGCCGCGGCGGTGCTTAGCCACCATACTTGGCGTCGATGTAAGCCTTCATGATGACGATAGCCTTGATCGTATCCTTCGTCAGGTTCACATCCTTGTCGTTGACTGCATTGTCTGTGCCACCGTTGATGATGTCCATGTCGATGAGCTCCTGGATTGCGGGGCGCCAGTACGCCGGCACATCTGTGATAACAGGGTAGCTGGGGTTCTGCTGCGAAACTACCTCAGCAGCAACCTTCCTGGTCTCTGCCTCGTTCAAGTCGATTCCCTCCTTAAGTCTCTTGTTGACTGTGGTAGCAATGGCCGCATGGCGGTTAAACAGCCAGTTGCCGGGACACGCCTTTGCGGCGAACCATCTATGCACAGTCATGTTCTGAAGATTGATTTGCCCAATCAGGCCGGGGTCGCCGCGCCACAGCAGCTGTTTAATATTGTGTCTACTACAGATGTCTGTGAGTAGATCAAGCAACGCATTGTAGGCTTTCTCAGATACGGGCCAGTCCGGCGCCCCCGCGCTGTTCGCCACCTCAATGGTGATTGCACGCTGGTCGTTAGACCGAGACGAGGTACACCAGGAGCGATATGCCTCGGGCACGTATTGACCAATTCTTCCGTCGCCCCCGATACCGTACTGGCTGCTTGCCTCTCTGTTCGGGTTGAGGAAGAGCTTTCCGCAGGACTCAATAGAGAGGTTACCAGCCATGCAGTGAATGGAGATGGTGTCGATGGCGTGCGTGCGCTTGCCACTATGGTTTGGAGACCAGCAAGTGTACGTGACCAGCTTACTGTCCGGAGTCATCCTTTTCATCACCCTTTCCGCCGATGAACTCTGCTTCATCGCCCTCGAAGAACTCTTCGCCGTTGGGCAGCTGGAAGGTAGTGGGATCAAACATCTTTTTCTGCCTCCTTTGCTTTAAGGGCCTGGATGCCGGTCCACTGGTTGACCAGCTCTTTAAGCTTATCAAAGCCAAACATTGCTGCGAGTGCTACAGCGAAAGCCAGCCCGATGGCGCCGACAATCATCCAGCCCACTACCTTGATGCCTTCAACACTTACCCAGATATAGAAGGCGCAGCCAGTTACAATGAATGCCACTATAAAAGCCAAAAGGTTGGTCGGGATTTTGTCGTATGTGATGCCTTTGATCACCTGAACCACAATGTTGGTCAGAATGGTCAGGCCAAGTGCAACCGACATAAGAGTGGTTACAATAGTAGTGATTTCTGTCATATTCATTTTGTCTCCTCCTTGCTATAGTCGCGCATAGCAGTATCATATGTAATACCGCCTTTGGTGTTCTGCTTCTCACTCTTCTTAATTAAGAAGCACTGCACAGTAGCCCAGCCACCGAACGCAAGGGCCTGGCCACTCGTGAGCCAAGGTAACGCTCCGGTGTAGTTCTTATAGATGCTGTAGCCCGCCAGCACAACATAGCTTATAGAGATGAACCACAGAATCGCATTGTCAGAGACAATCATATACTGTGTGAATTCTTTTGCCTGCCTACGTGCGGTCCCCTGCTCTTTGCCGCGGACAAAGGTCACAACCCCGATTGCACTCAGGATGCCAGCAAGGAAACCGAGAACTACACCCAGTGTTATCTCTATCAAGCTCATCACCTCCTTCCTCAGTCAAGCTTAAGAGGGAGTTCGTCTACCTCTGCCATTAGATCATCGAGATCTCCATTGCCACCAACAGCTTTATAGCCCTTGTGCATTTGGTGGAGGCGGCGCCGGTCTTCTATGCTAATGCTTTTATCTTTGATGTAGCATCTACACAGATACTGTATACGATCCAGCATCGAAACCATGAGGCACTGCCGGATTGCGTCTACCTGCTTCTCCAGCTCAGTTTTCTCCTTTTTTCCGCTGTCCTTGTTTTTCGCGCGGCGCTGCAGTGCAAACTGAATCACGTTGTCAAGCAGCTTAATCAGTGCAGCGCCGCCGGTACCTGCTAAGAATAGCATGACAAGCTCAGACATTGTTATCCTCTCCTAACTGAAATAGTGTGCTTCCGAATGATGTCCTCATTTGCAATACTGAAATAGACCACGAGCGTATGCACACCGGCTTCAGCAGGGGCTACCATCAAAGACATTTCATGCTCATTTACAAGTAGCGTGCCTTCAGCAACAACTCTGTTGGCGAGCAGCAGCTCATATCTTGCGTTCTCGATGTAGAAGTCATCAACGCCTTTGATGGTTACAGAGATAACTACTTTGCGCTGCTCACCAACAAACATTGAAAGGTTAGCCATTGCAACCACCGATTCCTTTCTTACAACCATCGAGCGAGATAAGGAAGGTGGTCACCTCACGCATAGAGGCATCGCTGTTTATCTCAAGAACCTTGAAGGTCACACACATATTGCGAAGGTCTATCGTGAATAGTATCTTAGCAACATATGCAGTATTACCAGCCATGTCCTCGGCGTAAAGTGCTACAATATAGCGACCATCTGCAGGCGTAGGCACTGTTGCCTCCCAGCGTCCGGTTATCTCGCTGTACGTAAACACTAGCTGTATATCATCAGCGGTGCCCCACACTCTCCTTATCCCGCTCATTTGCTCACCTCTTACAGGTCGGTAACATCCACACTGATGATGAAGGTCTTACCAGCATCAACAGGATTGGGTGTAATCTCAACACTGTTGAATACGGGTGCGCCGGTATCCAGCGTGATGTTGCGTGTGATGGTGGTCTCTTTGCCTGCTGCATCGCGTGCAGTGATCTTGATGACGTTTGCACCGTTGTTAAGCGTGACGTCCTTACTAAAGGCGCCGGACTCCTCAACCGTAACTGCACCCTGGTCAACCTCGTTGACTGTGATGGTAACAGTGACGGGGCCGGAAGTCGCGTCGCTTGTGGTACCTGCAACGTTGATGGTTTCCTGGTTTGTGATAGTGCCCTCTGCAGGAGTGGTGACGTCCAGAGAAGGAGCAATGGTATCGACCGTGAAGGTGACGGAGCCCTGGGTAGCTGCATTGCCGTCGTTGTCAGTGACATCAAACAGCACGGTGTTGGAGCCCTCAGGCAGCGCCTCTGTTGGAGTGTAGGAGCAGTCATAGCCACCCGCAGCAGGCGTCTTTGTGATACCAGCAGTAATCGCCTGGCCGTTGATTGTGATCTTGATAGTGGCCTCATTGATACCAGAGTCATTATCACGCAGCTGCCAGGTGATCTGCGGCGTCGCTGTGGTGACACGTGCATTGCTGGAAGGGGACACGACTGTGATAGTAGGCGCAACCTTCTCAAGCACCCGCAGCTGCAGATCGTCGCCCAGCGTAGGGGTATCGCGGTTTACAGTGGTTGTGTTTCCTGCGTCGTCGGTTGCTTTGATTTGCACGTCATACTTGTGGTCTTCCTGTGACCAGGAGCTCTTACTCGGTGCAGAGATAGTCGCCTCATACCGACTGTTCTCTGCGTTCCAGTTAAGCGTATATTCCTGGCCGTTAATGGTAGCCACTACCGATTTGATTGCCATATACGTCAGTCCTTTCTTAACGCTCGTTTAATCTGTAGTTCATTTGTCCTACTCATGAGAGTAGTGCCTAATACTGGTGCATCAGGATATGTATAGCGGGTAGTCTCTTCTACGACTACTGCGCTGATATATATTTCTGCACCAACTGTTACTTTTTCCGGTGCTACAGCTGCAGCAGTGATCTTAATAGACGAGATAACTACTTCCGCCATAAGCTATTCCTCCTAGAGATTTTTGGAAGAGTGGGGCGACGCAGCAGCGACGCCACGTCGCCCCAGTTTCACTACTGCTTACTCAGCAGCCTCTTCCAGAGTCCCGCCGAACTCGGTGGGGATGATCTCGGGCATGCCGAAATCATTGATGATGATGTCGGCAACCTGCTGCTTCAGCAGCCGGGGCACCTGATCGAACTTGGTGCGCTCCTCAATCACTCTGCATGCGAACAACATAGCCATCATTTGTTCTTCTCCTTTCTGAAGTAAGAAATATATTCCTAACGCCGCTCGGGCGATTAGGTCACGCATAAACGACCCCTGCCATTTCTACTAGGCAGTCCTCCAGCATCTGGTTGGATTGGATCGAGGCCTCAAGCTGCGCCTTTAGAACCTTATTTTCTTGCTCAAGGTCCTTAATACTCTCCTCATGCTGCAGCACCAGTAGATTCTGTCTAAGAATCCGTACAGCGACAGTACCCGCTTGAGGTGCAATGCTTATTGTGTCTATGATTGTGTAGCCGTTTAGGTGCAGCACTGGCACGTCCACCGAATTAAGGACGACTATCTCTGCTGTTATGCAGGCTTTTACTGCTTCCACATCCTGCGTCTCAAACACAAGATTAGCTTCTTTGTCGTTAGCGTCATAGGACATTAAAGGAATGTTATTTATTTTCATACTATCTGCCTCCTTATCTAATAATTACAACACAACCATTACTGCCTGGCTGAAAGCGCGTACCGCCAGCACCATAACCTGTGCCACCGGATGGCATACCTGTTACACTACTTCTACCACCATTTCTGTCTGGCATAAATGCCTGGCTTCCTTGATAATCAACACCGCTACCACCGTATACTGTTAGATCATAGCCACCAGCACCGCCGCCAAGCTGAGACTCGTCGTTACGAGTGTTGTCACCGTTTATTCCACCGTAGGCTCCTGGCCCGTTTGACTGCATTTCTCTAGCGCCTGTCGCCAAAAATATCTTGTCGCCCACAGTTACAGTAGTGTTACCGGCTGCTCCAGGACCCATAGAAACTTCGCTTGCATTTGTATAGACACCAACTACGCTTGGAGCGTTGTTGTCAGGCAATGAGGCGCCACCATGCCCGGGCGAAATAAGCACGTCAGTACCTGCCGCCACATAGCAACAAGCAACAGCAAGGCTACCTGCATTGCCGGCTTTTTTCATACTACCCGGACCACCTCCACCAACCATAATAAATTTATATACGCCGTCTTCTTCACAGTGCCAGATAACGCCGCTTGTAGTAACGCTAGCCACTGTGCCATCAGAAAAGGCAACAATACCAGTAGCTCCAGTAAAGCAGCCGCTCTTTCTTAAAAAATCTGCAATGCGAAGAGAGCTGTTCATAATATACTCCGTCCTATACTGTGCGCCTTGCACATAATCATATATTGCAAAGCAGTCAATAAAAACAGGTATACGTAGATTACCCCCCAGCAGGTCTAACGAAATACCGGTAGCAGCTGTTTCCCTGCGTATCAGCTGAGCGGGGGCCTGCCAGCCATATGAAGCATTGCTAAGGGCGGCACCAGTAAAGAAGATATAGGGTTTATCAGCGTATCCAGGAAGACAGAACCAAGAAACGCGACTTTGATCCCCGCTACTTTCTATGGCAATTAGCCGACTGCTTGTGCGCACACTATTGCTTCTAGGGTTAATAGCTATTAGCTTTGCGTAGCCGCCATAAGCGGTTGTTGTACCACCTGGGCCGCACGTGTTAAATCCAATAATACCTACCTCACTACCATCGCTAGCTACATACCAGCCTGTACAGAAAGGCAGTCTGTATGTAACAGATAATAGACTCTGCCATGCAGCACTGCTGCCGATTGGTGTCTCATGTGTTGGTGCAGCTGCTTTTGAGAAAGACATATATCCAGCAGCATAGCAGGCAGTAGCATTACCAAACCCAGCAAACCACAGTGCCTTTGTTTCATTTAGAACCCAAACAGCACGTCCTTGGGAGGCAGTAGGCTTACTAGTACCAATGTATTCCCATATAAGCGTGTGAGAAGCTGTATTAAGCGCTCTTAGTACGCCTGGAAACATTCTTGCGCCAGTAGTACCGAAGCTGGTGTATGCAGAAAAGCCACTATAGAAAAGAGTACTACCGTCATCAGACAAATAACCGTTCAGCAAACCAATCTGTGTACATAGGGCAAGAGCGATACCACCAGTGCGATCACCGGTTGCATAGTTTTTGATCAAATTTACATCAACGTAAACGTTCAGATCAGGAAAAACCACGCCCACCATAATACCAGGAGTGTTAACGTACTTATAGTCGCTGCCCTCGTGGTCCTGACTATAAAAGCCGGTTATCGCAGCAAAGAGAATGCTGTCACCGTTCCTTACTGGTATAAGCTGCAGCTTACCAGTAGCAGTAAAACCATAATCTTCATTGTTGCTAACAGAGGTCAAGGATGGCGCGGGAAATGGCGCAGTAGAAAAAGTAGGCGAAGTGAAGTAGTCTGCAGCGCCACCGCTCTTAGACACGCGCAAGAATTCAACTACCTTTTGTGCCTCACAAAGACGTGCATACCAGCGATAGTTCTCTGTTTCACATATTCCTGTTATCACGCCAAGGCGCAGCCACTCTGAGTAGTTATCTTGCTCGCCACTATCGAGTGTAACTACCTTGCAAAATTTCATGCTTTCTACCTCCTCGAGAATATTTATGTTAGTGCCTAGTGAATAAGTAGCACCGCCGCCAATTATTACATATTGATCTTTGTCAGTACTGTAGACAAGGTCAACCCACATGTCCTTTATGAAGCCGTCCGGGTCTTCACCACTGCTCGTTTTTATACGCTTTGCACCCGTTTCATTAACATTCAGTGTACAAGCGCCAGACAAAGTATCGAACAGTTTTATGCGCACAGGAGCGCCATCAAACAGCACAAAATTTTCTTGGTCAAGGACAAGCGCTTTTTTGTCACCATAGACAGCACCAGAAGCTGCTAGACACTCGTCTATTGCCTGCTTGTCTACTGGCATGCCACTCTGAAGAACTTTGTTTTTCAGCTCTAGAGTGACGTCTGAAGCTAGCACACTACCGTCAGGTGCCTTAATATCAAAGCGCGGAATGGCACCTGGATCAGTAGGCAAAGCTTTTTCCAGTATTTCATTACTTCTTACTTTTGCCATTATACTACCTCCGTAAAACCTGCATCCAATAGTTATCGCCTAATACGAACGCACCAAGCTTTCGCTGAGGAATGTAGGACAGCTCCTTAAGCTTGAGATATATTCGCAATAAGCACTCTTCCCAGTTATTTATGACTGTGAAATGTGGTAGGCTATCTGCGGACAAGAAAAGTGTTTCTGGCGTTTCTGGTGTAACAATACCAGATGCACGCAAACCAGCTATGTTATTCTGCAGCCTATCAAAATCAGAAAAGTAAATATACATTTCACGCCGCCAAGTAAAATCAACAAGGCGAGGCTGTATATACCACTGACTAATCTCATCTAGTGCATGCTTTATAAACTCTGTGTTTGACTCAAGTCTATTAAGAAGTGTGCTATCTATGCATCCCTTCTTATTGCCATACACACAATCAGTGAGCGTTCTGTCTGTAACTGGCGTCCACCAGGCATATATGACAGTTTCTTTTTTTCCATCAACTACTGCCTGCAGTTCTATTTTCTCTGCTGGAGGGCCGTTTGTTAATAGTACTTGCTCATACTTTGAGAAAAGCATTAACACACCCCCCTAGAGCTTCCACCGAGCACACCATCTGTGTAGTCGATGTTCTGCTCGGTAATCAACACCGTATTATTACGATCAAAATCGTCATGTACGGTTACGGGATCATATAGCTGAATTGCTGGGTTTTGTCGCCAATCAAAGTTGTAGGAATATCTGCCACTATACCAGTATGTGGCAAACGCTGTGACATCTTCTGCAACTGTTTTATTTGTTATGAGCTTGTTGTCAATAGTCTGCGCTTTTGCTTCTGCGAGCAGCGTCTGATCCATTGTACTGTCTACTTTCAACAGACTAGTGTCGACCATCACAGCTTTGCCTTCTACAAGTATTTGTACGTTGCCAACCGCAGCTACACGCAGCGTAGCAGCTTGTGCATATATGGTACTGCTGACTAGAACAGGCGCGGGGTTTTCAGTTGCTTTATCGCCGCTCTCACCACTGTCACTGCCTTCAGTGACAAAGGATAGAGTTATTTTGCACTCTTTTGCCGGCTTATTAAACTTTATGTCAAATGTTTCCGTTCCCGATATATAGCGCTGGCCTTTATAGATCTCAGAAACCTCGGCCTCAGTATCGTAGCTGTAGATATTTGTTTCAATAGATCTAGCTGGCTGGATAGTTGTTATTTCTGGGGAATCCAACAATATCTGGTACGTCAGCTCATCCACTGGACGCAGCCCGCGCACACCAGGAACAGACAGGCTTAGCTCAAAGTAGCGTATATTTTTCTGGCACCAGTTTGCATCAGGCTCATTACCAACGCCATACATGACGGTTAGGTCGAGCATCTGAAAAGCATCTACATACATGCTGGTGCGCTCAGTCTCTAGGCGTAACAGTGTCTCTGCAGCATCAGCTGTATATACTGTGTAAATAGGATCCCACGCAGAAAGCTTAAGGTTAGCTTCAGCAAGGTTTGCTGATATTGCAGTTTCATTAGCATATGCAGTAAAGACACCACCAGTCTGCTCAGCTTCTGCATACACATAAAATCTGATAAAGTACTTATGCCCAGCAACAGTGTTTATCTTTTGTGACAAAGAACCAGTGCTGCTAAGAATAGACTGTTTACCATAAAAGATATACTCAGTGCTGACACTAAAGCCTGTTTGCTCCCAGCCCTCAAAATCCTTATCAAAAGCAGAATTGCTAACCAGATTTACCGCTGCTACCAGTGGTGAGATATACTTAACGTGCACGCTGCCATTAGGCATAGGCAGCACAACTCCTTGACCGGCCTGCGCTATTAAGCGGAGCAGCTCTTTATGATAGCCAATAGGCAAAGGTGCAGTGGTGTATATGTTCATGAATTCAGAGTCTATTATATAGTCAGATAGACCTGCGTCTTTAAGAACGATCTCAGCATATTCATACAAGCTAACAGGGACTCTAGGAAATGTCCCCTTTATGTATTCCTCTCTATTTAGAGCGGCAATGCCATCTCTTGCAGTAAACTGTGCGTTTATGGAGCCTTTCTGTGATTTCCATTCAGTTAGCGTAAGCAGACCGACGGGCACGCGCTCTGTTGTGTTATCCGGAAACACCATTATGAAGTTTATTTCCACAGGCTGCTGCTGCCGTAGGTATTTTTCAAAACCGTCTGGATTTAGAATGTCCAGAGTTTTCTTAGCGTTTTCTACCTGGAAGATAACCTCACCAGCAATAAGCTCGTTACTGAAAATACTGACACTTTGGTTTATATCAATACTGACTACCTCTTCTCTACCGTATGCGAAGTATATTCCAGGAATATCTTCGATAAGATGCAAGCGCCTGAAAGGCTTGCTTGTTTTATTGAACTTAATTACAACGCGGTCATAGGCATCTACGCCCTCAGCACTCGTGACTGTGTAGGACGCATTATCTGTTATATGGACACTGTGTACCAGCAGGCCAGTCGAGTAGTACTCAAGTTCTATGTCGCTTGGTACAGCATCGAAGTTTGTGTCGAAAAGCAGTGTGCGTCCTACTGTAGTAACCTTGTCTTTGTAGGTACATGTTAGAACAATAGGTGGATCGAATACTCCGTTAGCGTCAGACATACGCTCCGTGCATAACCCTAGCTGGCCAGAAGGCAGTACAGGCATTATGCCCTTAGTGCTATCTAACAAGAACTGAAAATCTTCGAGGGTTCCCCAAGTAAATGCGCCGTTAAAGTTTTCATCAGTAAGCTGAGATATTTTGCTGTAATATGCCTCATCAGAAGCTACATATACTCCAAGGCCCCTAGCCGCAACATCAATAATTTTTAAGATGATTTCTGGAAGAAAGTGACGCGCATAATCGCGGGCGTATACAAACTCTTTATATCGAGCAGAAGTTTCCAACATATGCTACGTCACCTCTCAATCAAGCTTAGCTTAACATCTTTCCAGATCCATAGATGCCCATCAGCTCTGTGAAGGTTAATAGGTATAGCACCTGCGTATACTCTAACCTTATGCGTCGTGCCATCTTCGGTGTATTCAAACCAGTGAAAGCACTCCTTAGTAGTAGCCAGGTTACGCCAAAGAATGTCAATTATTGGATTAAGTTCCCTGTTTGAAATAACGCTCCATGTAAGATTAAATTTACGCTTGTTTGCCACGAAGTCCATGACCATGTCTCCATTGGCCACTCGCGTGGATTTTGTCAGCGTATAATACTCTGGGTTAAAGCCAGATGGATTCTTTATGCGCTGACCATCAATATAAAAGCCGTTAAAAGACATAGTCATGGACTCCTTTCTCATTTACGAGAACTCTCAGATACGCGGATATCGTATAGCCGTCGCTCAAGGGCCTGTAGCCCACGCTCATCTGCAATCAGCGTACCTACGTATAGCGGTCTACGATCACCATCGTTATTGGAAGCTGTTGCAAAAGCTATCTGAGGTAGTACAGCTTCTAGTACACGCTGCGCCATAGTATCGGCATTCATTTGTTGGACAACCGGATTTACCGGACGCTGCAGTGCTGTTACACCTGCGTTTGTCATGCCAGACACTGCCTGCAGCTTATATCTGTCTTGCGGCATAAACGCAGCAATCGCGGAACCGACTTGGGACAGTACGTCAGGCCGCTCCAAAGGAATGATTGCCTCATTTAGATCAAACTCACCAGCTCTGTACAGAGCGTCCTCTGTGATAAGCGAGCCACGGGCAGAACCCTTAATTTTGCTCTTCTTGTTCTTCTTGCCAGTTAGGCCGCCTACTACGCCACTAATTATTCCGCCTATGGTGCCCCCTACTATGCTGCCTACTGGACCGCCGATTACTCCGCCTATAGGGCCTCCTATTATACTACCAATGTTACCAATAACGCCGCCAGGCTTACCACTAGAGCCGCCTGAGCTACCACCAATGCCGCCAGGCTTACCACTAGAGCCGCCTGAGCTACCACCAATGCCGCCAGGCAGATTGGAACCGACGCTTATGTTAATTTTGCCAATAGCCGAAGTGATCGAAGAAGCAGCATCATCAATACTATCACGGATAGCGCTTGTGCTGTCACCAAGCTGCTCAATAACTTCTCGCGTGGAGTCTTCAAGCACGCTTACTACGTTACTAAAGCTCTGCTCCTGCGTGTGTTCTGTTTGTGAAAGTGCCTCAGTTATTGCAGATGTAGCGCCACGAATGGCTATTTCCATTGCATCCTTATTTGTCAGCAGCATTGGACTAAATGCATTGCTCAACTGTGCCAGAGTTTCCTCAGTGAATAGTGCATACACAGCAGTGGAAGTAGTATCAGAACTACCTATACTTGGCATGCTGGAACCGATCGCTGCACCTACCTTGGATAGCACATCAGGACGCTCAAGAGGAATGATTGCTTCATTTAGGCCGAGCTCGCCAGCTCTGTACAGAGCATCTTTGGTAACGAGCGAGCCGCGTGCAGAGCCTTTTGGCTTAGTCCAATGACCGTTTTCATTCTTCTCGTATCCTAGTTCCTTAAAGGCGTTAGATACTGAACCTGTATCTTTAACCACTGTGGCAAAATCAACAGTTTCACCATCTTCAGTGTACCAGTGCTCTGGATATCTAGCACCGCCTGAACTACCTCCACCAGATGCGCTGCCAATACCCGCACCGCCGAAGCCGAGGTTTGAGCCAAAGCTAATGCTACCCACGGCAGACGAAATAGAATCTGCTGCTGCATCAATTGCGTCAACTATCTCAGAAGCATTCTGTGACGCAGTTTCTAGATGCTCCTTGCTCAGCGCAGTAATTTTCGCAAGCATATCGTCTTGCTTACTGTTCGCAGATTCGCTCGTTGCGTGTAGTGCTTCAGTAATAGCAGCTACCGCCCCACGAATTGCTACTTCCATAGCATCCTTGTTATTGAGTAGGCGTGCTGCCAGTAGACTGTCTAGCTGCGCGATGGCCTCATCCGTAAACAGAATATAGGTAACAGAAGAACCAGTATCTTGTGAGCCGATACCACTAACCTCGGCGCCAATAGCAGCGCCGACTTTAGATAGTACGTCTGGCCGCTCCAGAGGAATGATTGCTTCATTTAGACCAAGTTCGCCGGCTCTGTACAAAGCATCTTGCGTAACTAGCGAACCGCGTGCAGATCCTTTTGGTTTAGTCCAGTGACCATTTTCGTTCTTTTCGTAACCTAGCTCCTTAAAAGCATTGGCTACTGAGCCGGTATCCTTGACTACAGTGGCGAAATCAACAGTCTCACCATCTTCAGTGTACCAGTGCCCTGGGTAGCGCTTACCACCAGTGCTACCAGAGCTGCTGGAGCTACCCGAACTGCCTATCTGACTACCGATGCCTGCTAGATTGGAGCCGGCGCGTACTGCAGAAGATACGGCAGAGCTTATGCTACTGGCAGCGCTTCTGATCTCACCTGTAATGTCCTTTGCAGTTTTTTGTAGTGTACTGGACACAGACTCAATGCCAGTAAGCAGCTGCTTAATGCTGTCTGCACGCCACTGCTGCTCGTCAGCACTTAGCGTTGCAAGATACTCTGTAATAGCTGCCGTGCTTCCGCGTATGGCTACTTCCATAGCATCTTTATGCACAAGCATCTGTGCTGCTATGATGCTATCAAGATTGCCTGTTGTTGTATCAGATAGTTCTACTGATTCTTCAGCCGGTGCGGTAGTTACAGTAGCCGCAGTGCCTGTGTTTGCTAGCTCTGTTTCTTTAATAGTAGTATTGCCAGTAGCAAGCTTGTCGATACTCTTAAGCGGCCCAGCATACTTGAGAACTGCTTCGGTATCTTCGTTGTTGAGTACACGCGTGCCCGCGGGCAGGTTGACCAGCTCGCCACGACCATTGGCACCAAGCATCTTGATGGAGCCGTCCGGCAGTATGGCCATCTCGCGCCCCAGCTCACCTGTAAGCGTTAGGCCCTCTGCCTCGCCGCCGTCTGCTTTCTTTGGCAGCGATGTAGTAGACTTTCTGGCGCCCTCAGGGGTGAAGTACCAGTACTTAACGATTTCACCCTTAGAGTTAATCTCAGGATAATATACGACACCATTTACTGTCTGGCCACTGCCGAGGTAGTTATCCTCTTTCCACCACAGTGCTCCAGTGCTACCGAGCTGACTACTCAGCGTTGCGAGCTGCTGAATGCGAGACATCGCGTTTACAACAGCTGTCTCAATGGTTGTAGCCATCTCGTTAGCTGTGCCCTCAGCATTAGTCGCCGCCGCACCCAGCTCTTCGAGCATTCCAGCAAATGCAGACTTTGTCGCATTTTCAAGGATTACATTAGAGCCCTCTAGCTTGCCTTTTAAGCCCTCTTGTCCTTGTAGTGCTTCCTGAATTTCTGGAGGAAGGTTCTTAAACGGAACAGCTATCTGGTTTTCGGTGAGCTCAGGTATCTCAGACGAATCTACTACGCCTGCTATCTTCAGCAAACCATCATCAACAGCAGATTCCAGCGTTGCAAGATTTGTCTTAGTACCGTCTATAGTTTCGATCTGCGTGTTTAGCGTATCATCAGAGATGCCGTCCCACAGAGTAATCCAGGCTCCCTGAATCTCTGTAAGCTTGCCTTCACCGATGTTCTTAAGAACAAGCCAGCCCTCTTCAGATACAATACCAGCCTGCTCCAGGTATGCCCGCACAGACTCTGGAATCTGGTTCCATACATCTGGCTGTGCAATGAACAGATTTACAACGTCATTTATGCCGTTATTGAAGGTACCACTTAGATCGACCATTACCTGGTTACCAACCTCAGTAACGGTGACACCCAGGTCTTCAAGTGCTGTACGCAGAGAAGCATCCAGGCTCATCCACTTCTCTTTGTCTACATATGTGATACCGTCGTATAGATGCTCGCCAGCCTGGTTTACGACCATCATATACTGCCCAGCATACTCCGTGAAGGACACACCTATCTCTGCAAAAGCTGCTTCGATTTCAGCGGTCATTTCCTCCTCAGGTATCGGGGAGGGCATCACTATTCCGTCTGCCCACTCAGCGATGTTGGCGGCAACTGTTGCACCTTCCTGGTGAATAAGTGCATCTATGTTGCCAAGCGCAGTTGCTACCTTGGTGTTTACGTTCTCTGCGCCGATCATGCCATCTAGGTAGCCTTGAATAGTTCTATTACCATTCAAGACCGCCTGGTCAGTGATCATAAAGTAGCCGCTGTCCATTATATCGCCGATGTTTTCCAGAGCTTCTTTTACCTGCTCACTTGCATAAGCAGAGAAGTTATCTGGAAGCTTAAACATGGCGCCAGTTAGGTTCTCCTGCAGAGACGCCGTGTCAAAGTTTAGAGACTTTGCCTCAAAGTCCAGTGCAATGCTCTGGGACTGCAGTGCAGCTATTACGCTATCAGAGAAAGATGTGGCATCCAGCATTAGGTCACGTGTGGCACCAGTATTTCCGGCGTTTTCTGCCTTCATAAAGGTCACTGTACCATCGCCGTTAATCTGAATACCAGCAGAGGCCAGAATCTCTGCATCTTCCGCAGTTACAGTCAGCTGACTGAAGTCCAGCTTAGCGTAGTTACTGGCATCAATCTGCCAGCCAGCAAGATTCTCCTTAATGGTGTCAGCAGAGGTCTGTAGTGTAACATACGTCTGCTCGATAGCGCCAGTTAGCTCACTTTCAATGGTGGTGCTGGCTTCACTGAGCTTGATGCCAAATGTTGCCAGCTCATCGAGTGTTTCCTGCGTTACGCCTGCAAGGTTAGCTCCCCAGATTGTAGTAGACGTGTCACCGGCTGCAATGTCTCTGTTCCAGGTATCAGTTTTTCTTGCTTCCGCCTGTGCCAGATAATCCGCTGTTATAGCGTCATACATCTGGGTCATCTGCTCAATAAGCGCTGCACCAAGACCCATTGTTTCATCAACGTAGTCCATAGTGAGCTGCGAGCCAGTCATCTCGTTATAGATGGGCAGATAATCGGCAAGCGCCTCAGCTGCCATCACAGTAGATTCACCAACGCTAGCAATCACTGCTTCGGACAGCGCTTCGTTACCATCTACAAGGCGCTGAATCTCAGAGGTAATCTTGCTAGAACTGTTGCCTTGTGTATAGAGCAGCTTAACAGCCTCGCCCAGCGCCTCGAGATTGGCAGTCGAACCTTCAAGATAGCGATTATGCGTAGCATCATAGAGAACTTTATTAGAAGTGCCAGAGAGCTCTTTGAGCTCGAGCTCAACGCCAAGCAGCTCCTCTAGTTGTTCCAGCACGTCTGGATCAGACACTGTCACATACTTAGAGGATGTGCCGGTGTTTCCATTATAGTGCATAAACGAACCGATCTTAGAGGTATCAAATGCCTCTAAGGCGGTGGCCAGGCGTAGTGATAGCTCAACATCGTTTGACTTGTTAGAGCTACCGTATAGCACTTTGTTTATGTCACCGTTTTCCCAGAGGCCGCCCTTAGCGCCGGCCATAGTCTGGAATGTGAGCATCTGCCTGGACTGCTCTTCTAGATCGGTCTTTTCTTTCTCTGTTAGTGCTCGTCCAAGCGTTTCTTCTGCCTCTGCAATCATATCAGCAGTTAGCACGCTGCCTGTATTTAGCTGCTTAATATAATCATCGAGATAAAGGTTAGTAGCTGTCTTACCACCGGTGGCTTTAATTACAGTATCTGTCACCATGCTGACTACTGTACCAACTACGGCACCCCCGATAGCACCAAGGGCAGTACCAATTGCTGGTGCAATAACGCTACCAAGTGCAGCACCAATTTTTGCGCCGGCTGCTGTCGCTGCAAGCGATCCAGTTATGCCGACCACTAGGCCCTGACCGACTGCCTGACCAACAGCGTTGTATACATTGTCACCAATCTGCTCGCCAATATTATAGCCGTTTGCAGCTAGGGCCTCAACTAGCTTACTAGTGGAATCGCTGCTTCCAAGGTACGCCTGGAGCTGCTTACCGGCGTTCACATCGCTAAAGTGCTGGAACACACCTTCAAGGCCAGCAGCTGCGACATCGATTATACCGAAGCCACCAACACCGTTAATTAGCTTACTGCCAAGACTCTTGAAAGACCCCGCGACCACATCCGCTGACGCATTTATTGCATCAGCAGCACCTGTGCCAGCATACTTAATGCGGGCAGCAGCATCTGTCAGATCATCAGAAATATCATAGATGACAGCTGTTTGTCCGAAAGCATTAAAGGCATTGTTCAACACCTTTGCTCCATCAGACAGGTCATCAAGATTTCCAGAAGCAACAGCGCGAAGCAGCTCTTCATAGAAGTCGTCAATAGAATCTACTGGTATCTTAGACTGCTCTAGGAAGCTTGCAGCATACTGCCTAAACGCAGTACCGATCTCATCCTTGCTGGAAAGAAGGTTATCGCTGATTAGCTTCATAGCGCCAGTTTCTGGATCAAGAGTGAATGCCAGATACTTAGCGTTATCAGAAAGATCGTTTATTGCCTGAATAATGACCTTATCGTTCTCGAAGCCTTGTAGCCCACCGGCGATATTTTCTGTTACTGCCTTATAGAAGGCTTTAGAGACCTTGCTATATTCTGTAAGTGCATCGTCATAGTCCTTGAGCGCCTGCTTAACCCAATCTGTGTTGGCTGTAGCTGCGCCCATCTCTACGGCCCACTCAGCTGCTACCTTTCTGGCACGCAGCTTGCTCATACCTTCTATGAGCTTTTCGGGGTTGGTGTCGCTGCCGAGGTTATATTTTACCAGAGTGTCCCAAGAATCAAAGATATCCTGTATACCTTTAGTGCCCTTAGCGGCCTCTGCCCAGCTATCTGCAGCATTGGTCATGCGCTGCCAGAAGGTCTTAAAGTTTGCTTTTACCTCGTCAGACAGCGTGCCAAACAGACCACCAGATGTGGCGTCTCTGAACATGCCCTTAAGCACGCCCCAGAAATCAGCGCCGCCAGCTGCCGCACGCTTAGCTGCATCATCGGCACCTATTTCAGAAGCAGTTCTAAATGCCTCACCAGTAGTATCAGCGGCAGCCTGTGCATTCTTAGCCGCGTCTGCAGCTTCCTGTGCAGCACGCGCAGCCTCTTCTGCCAGGGTGAGTAGAGACTTCTCAGGTAGTGCAAGGAGCGACTGCTTTGCAAACTGTTCTACTACCGCCTCTGTTACATCAGTAGACACGTTAAGCGGAGTGATAGCATTGGAGGCAGCCAAGAGCGAATTCTTGATGCCACCCGCGAAGCCCTCTGCAGCAGCGTTCTTAACTACCTGCTCGAAGCGCCCACTGGTGATTGCCTGCTGGATGGCAGCAGTCATCTGAACGTCAGTAGCAGCGTTGTGTGCACCGCTGGCCTGCACACCAGTAGCAATAGCATACAGAGAGCTCAGATCCATTGCTGTGTAGCTACCTGTATATCTTGCCATTATCTGCGATGCCTGAGTCATAACATCCTTGCTGAATCTATCCGCAAGATCAATGCCAAGACTCTTCAGCAGCTGTGCATCAAAGCCACCACCTGCATGAATCAGGTTAACAGCGTTATAGCCAGTCAGCGTACCGTCCAGGCTGTCCACCAGGCTCCTGATCTGCTGCACCGCCTGATTGAGACTCACGCCGTTCGCCAGATCCATCACAGAATACGCACGCCAAGCCTCGCCAACACCGTCAATAGACTGCATGCGTGCAAGGATTTCAGCGTTGCGCTCGCCGTGGTCGATTAGCCAGTTATAGATCTCACCAGTCTTCTCATTCAGCAGAGAGAACTGAGTGATTTCTGGCATGATCGCCCCACCAGGTGTTTGCGTGATGAGGTCTGTTGTTTCAAAATCGAAGAACAGCGATGCAGGAATTTTAAGCGGCTCAGATGCAAGATCACCAACAAACTTTATGGTAATACCGCTTGCATCAGGCACAAGAGCAGACACATCAGCAGTAAACTGCTTAGTTAGACCATCCGCCACAGTCAGCAGACCGTCATTGACAGCGTCACTCAGAACCTTTGCAGTGTACCGTGCGCTTTCTTTGACGGAAGCTACGTGGAAGGGCAGTTCAATTTTGCCAAACAGCTCATCAAAGTACTGCGTACCAGATAGCTGCTTTGCGATAGCTGTATACTGCTCAATCTGCCGCATCACACCGATGGCAGCCTCATTGGAGGACATACCAAGCAGTGTAAACAGTTCTTCAAGGTTTCTACCAAGACCTGTAAATGTCTGCTGCATAGATGGCAGCACTTTTGCATGCGCATCTATCGCCGCGTTTATGCCTGCAATCTTGTCTGTTACAGTACGTAGCAGGCTGGCTGTACGACCCGTATCGCTTAGGTTATCAGCTAGCGTCTCCAGAGAGCGCGCAAACAGGCTCATATTGTCCGCGGTAGCGGATGTACCAGCGAACAACTCAGAAGCCGCACCATTCACGTGCTGCCGCGCCTCCGCGGCCAGCGCTCTTAACTGCTCCGCAGTCTTTTGTGTTAGCGCAGTAGCATCAGCACTACCCAGGCGAGCTACGTCGTAGATATAGTTATTGACCAGAGTGTCAACAGCACCCATCAGCTTGTGCGATATGGCACCAGCATCAAACTTTTCAGAAGTCTTTAGAATATTCTGCGCCCACTTCGTAGCGCTTTCACTCATTCTACGATACTGCCGCAGTGTGCTGTTCAGATCGATAGCGGCGACCGTTCCTGCAAGCTCTCCGGCCTGCTCATTAAAAACAATGTAGCTGTGTAAGAACTTAGGCAGCGCGTCATTGTGTGCAACTGCTGCAATCAGCTCATTCAGCTGCTTCACTGCCTTAGATGTACCAGCAATATCGAGCGCTCTTATCTGTGCGTCGGTATAGTTGACCATGTAAGGAGTAGTAGCAGCACCGATGACATCCAGCCGCGCCTTGCGCATGGTATCGGCAAACGCCTGTAGCTCCTCAACGCTACCACTGAGAGCAGCATCAAAAGCATCTGCCGGAATGCCCAGCGTAGGAAGCAGCACTTCTCTGACATAGCTGTCTACAAGCTCTTCAACATTGCCGAATCTACCCGCATTGATGGCATCATACCGCGACACAGCATCAACAGAGAAAATCCGTCCGTCTGGCACGTATGTCTGCATCTTCTGAATGAACACGTTGTACAACTCATCTGCCGCATCGCGAATATCAAAGTCGCGATTAAAGATGGTCATGCCCAAACGCGTATCATCAAAAGCAGCTGCCTGCATTCCTAGCTGATAGAAGTGCTCAGGACGCACAAGCTTGAGCATATCAGCATCTAGGCTACGAACAGCCCCAAGGAGCTCTTTAGAGCCCTGCTTATATGCCTCGGCTGCGCTACCAGAAACAGTCTTTATATCATTAGATAGCAGCTTGCCGTTATATTTAACGGTTGTATCTATCTGTGCTACGCCGTCTGCAATCGCCTTATAGCCGCCGCGCATTACCTCGCCGCCTGCTGTCTGCCACTGCTGCTGTGCAGCAAAGGCGACCAGTGGCTCAAGGTAGTTGCCCATTACCTTTGCGATTTCCACCGCAAAGCTGGCATCGCGCTTAGTAAGCTGCTTTAGACCAGGGAAAGTGTCTCCAAAAGCTTTGACGATAAGATCTACATCACTGCCGTCAAAAGCACCAATGCCAAGTGTAGCTTTACCAAGAGTAGTACCGGACAGCAAAGCTTGTGTAGCATTTTCGATACTGCCGAACAGCTTTGCGAGGCTAGGAGGCAGCTTGCCACCTACCACTGCCTGTCCTGCGGTAGCTGCCAAGCCACTGCTGGGCAGTACGTCCTGGAAACCAGCAACCAGTGCATTCAGCGTATTTAGCTTAGGCACGACTGTGGCAGTAGCGTCAGACAGCTCAACACCGAATTGCCGTGCGAGAGCTCTTACATGTGTATCAAGATTCTTTCTAAGCTCGCCACCATTGTCGCGGATAAGCTGCATGTTTGCATCTATCGCGCGAAGCGTAGATTTAATCGCTGCTGTATCGCTAAGGCTAGAAGCTTCTATGGACTTAATGCCTGCCTTAATTTCACTCACGGCCTGGCTTATTACGCCACGACTGTCTAGTGCAACGATATCAGACAGTGCAATAGCCTCCGTAGGCCGCTTGATACCAAGACCATCCAGCATACCAGCTAGCTGCTTACCTGTCGGATAATAAGACAGATTAGCTGCAGCCGCCCGTGCCGCTGCCTTCTTAGCTTCTATTGCAGCCTCTCTTGCAAGGCGTAGCTGCTCTGCGGCATTGGCTGCAGCAGCTTCACTTGCTGCTTTACGTGCCGCTGCAGCTGCTTTTCTATCCTTGTTTGCCGTGATAGCTTCATCAGTGAGCTGCACAACATAGTCATTTATATTGCTCAGGCGCTTTACAGCGTCCTGGACAGGTTCAGCCAGCGCTTCGTACTGCGGCCGCACATTAACACCAGTTAGTGCTCCGGTGTCAATATTCTGTACAGATGCTACAAAGCGCTCAAGAGCTTCGATGGCCGGCATATCACCGCTCAGAAGCAGCTTTCTAATGCTGCTGAGCTCTTTAGACTGTGCTGTTAGGTAGTTATACAAACGCTGTGCCTGTGTAGCATTGCTGTCTGCCCAAGCAGGTAGCATTACACGCAGGTTATCACCAACTGCTGTGAACTCATCAATTGCAGTAAACAGCTCGCGCACATCAGCAGCAGTTAAGGGGTTCCTTGTGGTAGTATACTTTGGCACCGTCTTAGATACTACAGTATCGAACCCATCTACGATACCCTTTGCCTGCTGCTCAACAAGCTGCTTTAGGCCTTCTGCTGTCAGGCTAGATATGTCACTGCCCTGTGCAACCTGTGCAAGCTTGACATTTTCTTTAAGCAGTGCTTTCTGCTCAGCCAGCAGAGCTGCAACCTGCCCCTGAGTTATCCCAGCTGCTTTTAGCTCTTTTTCAATAGCAGCCAGGCGCTGCTTATTCAACAGAAGCTGTGCGCTGCGTAGTGCACGCTCATCATCAGCAATTGCAGCTATGTTATCTACCTTACTACCGATGATTGCTCCGTACTTACCAGCCGTGCTGTTGAGCGACTTAAACTCCTTAACAAGTAGCCGCTGCTGCTCTACTGTGCCAGCAAGGCCAGTGGTTGGCCGACCCTCGACGCCATAGGAGGTATTGCTTGCATAGCCGAGCTTCTTTGTAATCTCTGCAGTATTGTCCTGGATACGCTTAAGTAGCTTTTCCTGTTGCTGCTGCAGCTTGGTAAGCTCAGCCTGTGCCTTCTTTGGATCCATGTCGACATCAGGCTTAGCACCCTTAGCGCCGTCAGCATTGATGTCCATTCTAGCCTTACGGTTCTTGGCAGCTGTAGCCGCGGCTCCAATAATAGCGGCAGAGATAATGCCAGGCAGCCAAGACTTCCAGAAATCCTGACTTAGTGCAGTGTCATCCAGCAAACCGCCAGAGAAAACATCCTCCCAAGGAAACTCTGGCATAGTAAGCTCAGTCTCACCGACGCTTGGGAACTTAAAGGCAAGATCTTTCAAAAGCGCACCAAGGTCAGGCATCTCAGGCAGCTCGAGACCGGAACCACCGGAAGTATCCTTTTGGTCGGGCACCTGATAGACTTCATCGAAAGCAGCTACCCAATCATTCTGTACAGCTTTTGCAGCCTTTTTGCTAGCTTCCTCTACATCCTCTATGTCTGTTACAGCCTTATCTGCGCCGTCATCAATGGACTCATACGGCGCATTAAACTGCTGCTGGTACTTCTCAATGGCAGCGTTGTACTCTTCCATGGCCGCTAGGTACTCGTCCATGGCATTATTGTAGTCTTCTGGGAACATGCCGCCGGTATCTACCTCTAAGCCGGCAAACTTATCGAGGTTATTAAACAGTGCAAATGCAGCTGTTCCTACAGCAGCCAGTATTCCCAGGGTGCCTACCAAGCGCATTACACCAGACGAAGCTGTGACAGTAGCCGGCACTATTGCCCACACACCAGAAGCCGCATTGTACATGCCCTGCATAGCAAACAGAGCGCCTTGGCCGAGGCTTATCATCCATCTGGACACCTTGTAGGTTATGTACAGCTGTGCAAGAACTTCGGCTGTGGTACCAGAGGTGATACCGAGCTCGTTAAGCACACCTACTACGCCTTCGGCAACCTGTGCAAGGCCCGTCATGCCGACTGTGAGCGAACCAACACCAGCGTACAAGCTTTTGCCGAAGAGCCCAACAAGGGGTTGCGCAGCATGATACAGATCAATAGCTGCAGCACCAAGCTGTCTAAAATCGCCAATCAGCGTTAGCACCTGTGTACCTACTTCACCAGTAGGATCGATGTCAATGAGTATCTGATTGAACAAACCCGCGCTGCCGAACTCGGTGACAGTGTCACGATATTCATCAAGCATATCGCGTACGCCTGTCATTACATTCTTGAGGCCATCATATGCACCCTGTCCAGCAGCCTGCGCAATAATCTTGGAGTTGTCTGCAATCGTATCAATCATACCAGACATGGTATCAGAAATACGATCTGCAGCACCGTCATAGCGCTTTTCTAAGCCACGTAGAATAGCTACGATAGCCTTATCTGCATCTATCCAGTAATTGCCGATGTTAGAGATCTGGTCGCCAGTCAGGTTGAGCTCTTCCTGTAGTATCTGATAGATAGGAATATTTGCGTTTGCTAGCTGTCTGATCTCTTCATTAGCAATACGGCCCTTGGTCTGCATCTGACCAAGAGCAAAAATAACGCGCTGTAGGTTTTCCTCTGTAGCACCGGTGGCGGCAGCTGCATCAGTAACAACTTCGAGGAACGCCTTCGAAGTATTCATACTAATGCCAACAGCCTGGATGTACTTAGACATCTCTAGTGCCTGCTCGGTACTAAACGGAGTCCGTGCAGCAAATTCATTCATCTCACGTAGAAACGCAAGCGACTTAGCTGCTTTATCTGCTCCGTCTACAAAGTACTCCATGGAAACTGCGGCAGTCTCCATATTCTGTGCAAAGGTAAGTGCCTCAGTTGCGCCGAACGTAAGACCGTTCATTAAAGAATAAAAACCTTGGGAAATAAGGATACCGGAGATGATTCTACGGGTATCCTTAATTCCGTCGGTCATGTCATTCCACTGGCTTTCGAAGGCTTCGGCACCAAGGCGCATTTGATTCAGGCCAGTCTTTGTAACGTTGACTGCCCCAGACATGCCCTTTATGAACTTACTTGTGTCTACTCCCAATCCAAGGGTAGCAGTAGAAAACACATTTGCCATGTGCCGCCCTCCTATATATCAATACCAGCTTCCTCGACTGTCTTAGCCACTTTAGGTCCGGTAGATGGTGTGTTAAGTCTTACATGAACGTTATTTAAGGCATTTAACTTCGCAGGAGTACACTTCCAAAACTGTCTAGGGGTCATCCTGAGAATGACCGTTCCCACGTAATATAGGAACGGCCAGTCCCAGGACTCCGTAGCGCTTATTCCTTGGACTCCTGCGCCTCCGCGTTTTTTGCATCGTCTCCGGCGCTCTTGCTCGCATTGACAAGAGCAGGCAGCAGATCACGAAGAACAGCGGTGATGATCTTCTGGTTGACCTCACGCAGATTGGTGAGCGTAACGCCCTGGCCGAGCTTTGCCTTGCTGACCGTATAACCGGCAACCTCGCCATCCTCGGTGAACTTGGTGTGATCGTGCAGCACGCCCAGCCACAGCAGATTCAGAGTGTCTCTGTACTTGGCCTTGGGTGTGTCGCTCAGCCGCTGGATATACTCTGTCAGAGGCTTGCCATCGATCTTGATGTCAGAAGACTGACAAGGTGCATCGCAGTAGGTCACCTTGCTGATGTCGGGTGCAGGAGTACCCATCAGCATGTTGATGACGGTGTCCACGCTGTCATACATGGTCTCCATCTCGCAGAAAGCGTTGAGGTCGTATACAAGCGTATACTTTTCACCGTTGAGCTCGAGCTCAACAGGCTTGGGCTTGAATACAGCAGAAGAGTTCTCTGCTTTTTCCTCTGCTGCAGGGGCTGCAACGTGCAGCTTGGTTACGTTTTCACTCATGGTCGGTCTCCTCCTCAAAAGTTACTTGGTGTGACCGCTTATTAGGCAGTCACGTTGTAGGTCACGTTCAGGGTACGAGAGCCCATGCCGGCCTTGGAAGCACGCAGGTTCAGCACCAGGCGACCATTGGGCCAGCTTGCAGTTGCAATACCGCTGGCATAGGTCTTCCAGGTAGACTCAGTGGACAGCTTGTACTCGATGGTGGCACCCTCAGTCGCACAGGCGACGGTCACATTCTCAGTAGTGGCCTTGGACAGAGTGCCTGCTGCAGGAGTGGGAGTGATGGCGCCAACCTGCTGCAGGGTACCGACGTTGGGAGACTCGAACCAGTTGTTCTTGGTCTCTGCCTGGACGTTGGCGTCATCGGTGTCGATGGACACACGCCACTGGTTGTCGGAGTCGCGCTTCAGGAAGTTGCCGGTGATAGTGGGAGTGTTCCAGTTGATGGAGTCGGCCTTGGTCTGGTTGTTGTCGTCAGGCGCAGTGAACTTGCCCTTCAGATACCAGATGTAGCGGTCAGCGCCGTTGGACTTCTTGACAGACATACCAACAGCCACATAGGGCGGGATGTCCTCGGAAGTGTGGATCAGGACGCCGTTCTCATACTGGGCACCCAGCAGCTCTGCGCGGTTCTCGGGAGGCAGGTCTGCGACGTTCAGCTCCAGGCTCATAGCGCCCAGGGTGCTGGCAGTCTCGTAGGGGCCGTCGTCAGCGAACAGGGTGTCGTTGGAAGCGTTGGGAGAGAAGTTGGCAGTGATGGCACCCAGAATCCGCACAGCAGAGTCATAGGTGGTGTAACCATCATCGCCGCCGACTGTGGTGGGCGGCACGTCATCGACCATGATTGCATAAACGAGGTTGGTCAGACCAATAGGTACGCTTTTACCAGCCATATTGATTTCCTCCTATTTTGTGGTTGTAATGATTGTCTCAAAGCTGAAGTACTTTCTGTTACGCTGATCTGTTTTTTCCCACAAGGGCTTACTACGCAGATCAGAGAAGACATAGGTAGCTTCATCCAGCTTAATGAAACCTGTAGGAACGCTGTCTGGCTCACTATTTAACATAGCCTGCCAGCACTTTTCAGCTAGCTCGTTAGCTGCCGAATTAGAGCCTGCCCTTACAGAGATCCGCAGGCGACGCGAAACAGCATCTATCTGTGGAGGTGACGTTAGGGTGGATGGACTTTCATATACACAGACGCAAACATCGGGTTTGTCGGGCATCTCATAGCACATCACCTGCTCTCCCGGGTTAAAGGAAAGTTTAGTTGCCAGATAAACAGCTACACGCTGCAGTAGATCTGTCATTCTAGAACCTCCTTAATACCGCTCTGTACAACAGCATTCATGGTGTCAACAGCTATTTGCGTTTGTGCAGCAAGCACGTCCTCTATGCTTCCCAGGTTGTCCAGGTTACGACTACTGACTACTATCCGTCCTTCTGCATTCACAGCATACGGTACAGCTTCAGTCTCATCAAAAGACATGTAGAACGCATTTGCCTGTGTTATTGCTACTTTTACAGCATTAGATGCACTCCGCTCTGCAGCAGTGCCTAGCCGCCGCACTGCCTGCTTTAAACGCTTTGTGTCTACTGTTGCAGCCTTACTCATAGGTAGGCCACATGGATACTCAGCTTGCCGCAGTTACCGTCATAGTAGCCTTGCAGCTTGCGTATCTCACAGGGAGCTCCGTCATCAAACGAGAGCATATCCGCCTCGCTCACTGTTACGCTGGGCGGAAAGTACACTGTAGCATACGAAGTATACTCAGTACCGTACTTATCTGTGATCTTACGCATCTCATCTACCCTGTAGCACCTTTCTTCTGTAGGCTCTGCATATGTTGCATCACCACTAACGTCTGTGCTAAGGTATCGATGAACCATGACAGGGAAGCGGCACCACTGAAGAAGCGATCTATACATTACTCTTCATTGGCCATCATACCTTTTTCGAAGACCTTTTCAAACGCATAGTCTGGCAGTGGCGGTACGCCAGCATACTGCAGGTTCTTCTCGTATTTATCGGCCATCTCCTTAAAGTAGTTCAAGCGCGCAGAAGCATCTTCAGACTGTGGACCAAGGGAGCGCTTAACTGTCCGTATACCCAGGCAGGTAGCTGCCTGTCTAAAGACAGCAGCCATTAGTGGACCATTGCTACTGTCATTGGCATGCTGGCCAATTAAGTAGTTTATCTCCTCGTCCTGCAGCAGCGGGTCACACGGGTTTGTGTCGCCAATCATAAAGCGCACAGCATCCAGCGTAGAAGTTTCCGGGTTACCACTGTAGGTAAAGGACATTCGGCACCTCCTTACTTCTTGGCAAACAGCGAGAATTTCTTGGGCTGCTCAGGCTGCACGGGCTGCTCAGTCTGCTCAGGCTGCACGGGCTGCTCAGTCTGCTCAGTCTGCTCAGTCTGCTCAGTCTGCTCAGGCTGCTTGCCGGTATCGACATCCTCAGAAGCCTGAGGAGGGGCCACAGAAACCTCTGTGACCTCTTCCTCAGGCACGGTCGAGGAGGAGACCGCCGGAGTGATCTTACCTTCAGACCTACGGAGAGAGGGCGAGCGAATCTCGCTCTCATCTACGATCTGACCCTTGTGCAGAGTCTTGCCGAAGGAGCGGAACTGGTGAAGGACCAGGTATTTCATACCCGCACCCCCTTACACGAGGTCGTACAGGAACATACCCATGTCCTTGCAGATGACCTTCTGATCGTAGGCCATCTCCATCTCAAGGCGCTCAGTGCCAAGGCCCAGCTGGTCCATCTTGATGCGGACCATACGAGAGCCGTAGGAAGAGGCGCCCTCGAGGCCGGTCCAGGCGAAGATATAGCCAGCAGTGGGCTGCTTCAGGGAAGGCCGGGTAGCCCGATAGCCCAGGAGCATCTTGCCCTTGTAGATGAAGTTCATGTCGGTCTTGACATCGTCGTAGCCGGGAGTCTGAGGACCATCGTTGAAAATGCCCCAGGGCACAAAGATCTTGTCCAGCTCGAACAGAGAGGCGATCAGATCCAGGGTGATGATACCCTTCTGGGTATACTTGATGCGGTCCATGATGGCCTCGTGGTTCTTCAGCGCATACAGGACGTCGGGCGCCATGATAGCGAAGTTGGGCTTCTTACCGGAAGCCTCTGCCATCTCCAGCATCAGGTCGTTGACCTGCTTGACGGGATCGGACATCTGGTCAGACCACTTCTTGACGGTAGTACCGTTTGCCTGCACATCCTTGCCCCAGACGCCGGTCTTGAAGAACTTGTCAGCGAAGTCCAGCTCGCGCTTCAGCAGCATCTTCTGAGACAGCCACTCGGTGGTGTCACGCTCGACATCCAGGGGCTTGTCGTAGTTGACACGCTCCTCCTGAGTGATGTCATAGTGGAAGGCGTACTTACGGCAGTAGTAGGGATCTGCCAGCTCAACGTTCCAGTTGCCACCGGCGGACTCAGCACCGCGCCCACGCTCCTGGACCTCGTTGCGGAACATGTCAGCCTTGCTGTACTTGAAGTACACATCGGACTGCTTGGTCACATTGATGATCGGAAAGACCTTGTCCGCGATGAAGGCGTCGTCACCCTGCATGTAGGCGACGGAGATGTTGGTAAGTGCTCGGTCAATATGACCGAGGTTTGTCATTTCGGGCATCTACTTTCAGCTCCTTTCTACGAATTAGCCGCCGACAGAAAACGGCGTCTCAAGCATAGCCACCGCGACCAGCTCGTCAGTGTTGCCAGCAGTGAGGGCAACGCCCACGGCCTCGCCAGAGGTCTGCTTGGCAAACTTGCCGGCGGACACCTTCAGAGGATCGCCAGCAGCGATGGCACTGGCGGCCACGCCGGGGAAGGTGCCGCGCACAACAGTGCACATACGGCCAGCCTTCTCAGCACCATACTGGACAATGCCAGCAAAAGGCCGGGTACCATCTGCCTTCATGTAACGACCGTCGGTGCCGATCATCACGGCATCATACTTCTCAACGGCTTCGCCGGCGTACCACGCCTGCCGAGTAGTGATGGCCTCAAAAGCGGTATCTGCCATGTTATCTCACCCCTTCCACATACTTCTTGTAGGTGTCAGGATCACGCTGACAGGCCTCAGTAAAGGCCTTCTCGAAGGTGATCCCCTGCTCAGCAGCAATAGTCTTTGCAGACTTCTCCAGAGCAGCATAGGCCTCATCAGCGGTACCGGTCTTGATGGTACCAGAGGCGCTGGTGCCGGTGGCCTTGTGCAGGCCCTCAGCGATGGCATTGGCGGCTGCCTCCAGGATGGAAACGGTGGCAGGAGAGGCGCTCTTCAGAACCTCACGCAGGGTAGCTTCCTCACAGGGAAGAGCCTTGCACTTCTGATAGCGCTCCTCAACCACGCTTGCCTCCTGTGCGGCGAGCAGCTGGTTCACGGTGCCCTGCATCTTCTCGAACAGCGCGCGAATCTCAGGGGAAGCTCCCTTAAGAACATCCTCCTCGTGTGCGGGCGCCTGAGCAGCAGGTGCAGCAGTCTTCAGGGTGTCCACTTCACCCTGCAGGTTCTTGATGGTAGCCTGGTCAGCAGCACGCAGCGTTTCGATGTGCTTGGTAACAACGGCCGCAGCGTCAGTGTCCAGAGCTGCCATCAGCTCCTCAAAAGTCTTGGGCATGCTGTTTGTCTCCTTTCTCTTATAGAGTAGAATATCTGCACGCGAATTTGCACCCTCGTTGCAAAGGGCAACGGCACTCAGGCTTAAATCCACGAGAGCAGCTTGTGGGTTCGACTGGGTTAACATTTTAGGCATCCCTCAAACCTCCTTACATTATATTATACGTAATTTTTGGGCAAATGTGACCAGTTTCTGTAACACTTTTTGAAAAAATTTTTTAGGAACGGTTAGTCCAGATAGGACAGAGTGGGCTCATCATCCAAAGGGATCCGTCGAGCAGTGCCCTCGATAGAGAACATATTGTATTCACCATTCTTAACCTTTGCATAGACATCAGGGTCAGGAATGTAGAAGCCAACGAACCAGCCCTCGGGAATAGTGCCCTCAGGAATACCAAGCGCGTCCATCTTCTCCTTTGTGAACATCATGCTCTCTACAAGCCAGCCGCACTCAGTGCCCCACTCATGCTCCTGATTAGCGAGGCCATGCTGCAGAACATAGTTATATGCAGCGCTCTCGAGCACCTCGGTGTCAATGATGTCACCCTGCCAGTCAAACGGAGTAGTGCCATCCTCCTGCAGCGTAACATTAGCCCAGCCAAAAACCAGCTGTGCCTCGATCTCGTCACCCGGCTTACCAGGGGTCATGCCGAAGTTACACATGACAGCATCCCATTCGGGATCATCGCCCCAGTGTCTGACTTTGCGTGGACGCTTACAGGCCTTTGCCACCTCTTCGTCAGACTTACGGGACTTAGTGGCCGTGTCGAACAGAGGGCACTTGAAGCTCATAAGGCAACCATCGCAGTTTTCCTTTTCGCACGTAGGGATCTTCTTTTCAGTCTGCTGAACAAGGAGCCTGAAGCCTGCCACATCAGCCACAGGGTCCTTGTAGATGCCTTTGCGCATAGGCACGATGTCTACCGAGCGTGTGAATAGTACTTTTTCGGGCATCAAACCCACCTCCTTAGGTATTATGACTATCGGTCATGCTTAGGGTATTATCTACTGGATCATGTGGCTCATCCAGTGGATCCCCCTCAGGGTCTGCTTCCGGATCAGTGTCACCACCAGCATCTCCACCAGCGCCTCCGCCAGCGCCTCCGCCACCCTGCGCTGCCATGAACTCGTTGAAAGTCTCCTCAGACATCTCAGGAGCCTGAATAAGGCTAAGCAGGTAGTTGAACAGGGTAGGATCCTTGGTAACATCGATCTTGAAGCAGCGAAGCAGCAACGCCACGTCCTTAATAGTGACAGGCTGCAGATCATCTGCGACGATCTTGGGGTACTTCTCCAGTTGCCAGTTGTTCAGCAGGAACAGTGTAGGCACAGCATCCTGATTTAGCGTATCAGCAATGCTGTTAATGATTGCCTGCAAGCTACTCATAAGCAGCGACTGCTTTGTCTCTGCGAGTGCAAAGCTACCTGTACGGTCGCCACCCATAAGTACGACGTCTGCTAACATGGACATAGCAATGCGGTTTTCATGCCGCCGAATGACAGTATCAGTATCGATAGAGCGCCCAGCACCGTCTACACCTAGTAGCTTGAGCTCCCAGTCAGTGTTAGGAATGATGATACCGTGATTACGGTCTTGCCGCAAGCCATCAATGAGCTCCTGCGCCCACGCGAGCATGTCGCGCATTTCCTTATTGTTTGGGTCAAACAGCGGTGTATCAGGCGGTGGGGCAAGCACGGGAATACCTGCCAAGTTGCGCTCAATACCGATGCCCTCAAGCTCCTCAATGTAGCGCTTAAAGTACCAGCTACGGTACGCTCTGCGGAGAATGGACCAGCCTTCTGGATTGCCGCGGGTAGCCTTTGTACGGAATAGCAGATTGCCCTCAAGCGGAATATCCTGCATAGGCGCCTGGCTACCTACCAGCGAAGGATCTTGTCTAAAGTGTGTGATGTCGCCTGTAGTCTCATCAGCAATCCACTCACTCAGAGTCGCCTGGGAGCGGACAGGAAGATCCTGCCACCCGATTCTACCATCAGTGTACTTGGAGCGGAACTTCTTATCACGCTCTGTTGGCCCGCGACGTGTCTTGTACACAATCTCATGGAAGCTAAAACCATAGGGCAGCATAGACAGAGCCTCACAAATGAATGCATCCCAGGTCTCAGACATGTCATTCATGCAACTCTCAAGAAACTCTGCTGCCTCAAGATCGCCAGCCTCCTTAGACGCCGGCTCCGTGCGCCACCGCGCCTGCCGTATCAGTGTCTCAATAAGGTACAGACAGCCGCCTACGACAGCATCATTGTAAGACATCTCTTGGTAGATTCTACCCGCATCAGGCCATTGAAGGTCATAAATGAACTCTTCTTCAATCTTACCAGAAGACGTCTTAAGCCCAACTACACCAATAGGTGACGTCTTGGCTTTTGGTGTAGTCGCTTTACTGACATTTTCCAACCTCTAAACCACCTTTCATCTAGTCATATTGTTAAGCCAGTAGCTCCCAGACAGACCCAAAGGCCTGAAATGAGATCTGGTCTCCTCCTTCGCAACCTTTACGCGCCATGGAGTCTTCGAAGGTGGTGCCATATTGCCGATTTTCGGCTTAAAATAAGCAAAAGCACCAGAAAAACCGTCGATTATATCGTCGTTTGCGCCGTTCGGGAAAGCCTCAAGCTGCGCATAGAAGTCTGTGACGTTCCTGCAGCGATTGCTGAGAAACACAGAGCCCACCTGACAGGCAGCAGCTACTGGTCTTGCGCGCTCAATCTTGCTAACTACTGGCTTAACACCAGCAAAATCAAAGCCCTGGAGGATGTTTCTTGCATATCGCTCAGTGTTTGCAATACCAGAGGAGCCACCCTCTTCTTCCATTCGTATCGCACAACCATAGCCATCAGCCACAGCAGTGTTATAGATCAGCTCCTCAAGGTCACCGGGGCTCTTTTGGACCTTAATGATGTCGCCAATGTAGTAGCAGCCATCCGCCATGCCTAGCTTAAAGCCTATTGTCCAGTCCGGGGCCTGCTTATTGTGCTTGTTCTTACGATACTTTGGATCAATAGCTGCAAGATCCCAGAATCTAACCCATCTGGTGTGTGCTGGTATCTCTAGATAGTTGATCGGAAGTATCCAGCCTTTGTCAAAAAGATCACCTTTTGGACGAATTTCCCAGTTGCCATCTTCGAGCTGAGCACGCGTGATGGGATCCAGCTCTGCCAGAGCCTCGCGATAGGCCTCTGCGTCGAGGTGTGGGTTATCACGAAGACCTGCTTGTAAGAAGAATCTACGAGGCTTGCCATTCTCATCAAGGTTGTCTACAAAGAATCTGTCATAGTAGTAGTCACCAAACTGACCACCAGGGTTACAGGCTGCTCTAAAACGCAGCGGGATGTCTCCTTGAATGCCTTTTGTACGCCGCATACGTGAAAACAGATAGCGGTAGGCCTCTGGCGCAATGTGCGTACATTCATCCATGCCCACAAACTGGAACTCGGCACCTTGATAACGCAGCTCATCACCTCTTGCATCGAGGTATCCGAAGCTAAGTGTAGCACCAGATTCCATAAAGGTATACCGCTTCTCTTTATCCTGCCACTTGACCTCGCCTCGTTTAATGAATGGTTGTAGCCACTCTTGAGACATAGGTATCAATGCACCAGGCAGCATCAAGTCAGAGAAGGTCTTTCTGAACAAGATGGCAGAGTAGCCAGGCATATCTACATACTGCAAAGCAGCGGCAAGAAGATAGACACTCTTGCCGCCACCAGCAGCACCACCATACAGCAGCTCCTTGACATTCGTCATCAGTAATGCAGCTGTCTGTTTTGCAGTAGGCGTGATAGGGATGTACTTATTGAGTCGTGGCGTAAGCGCTCCCTGTAGTTCACGTAGCTGCGCAGGCGTTAGTTGACTAAGATCCTGCACAGCTTACACCTCCGTTAACCAGCAGGCTGGAGAGTACCAGTGCCGGTAATCTTCTGACCGTTGACGTAGGCGGTCTTGCCTGTGGCAATGTCTGCGGCAGTAGCGGTCGCATCGCCGGTCTCCACAGCAGTCGAGGTGCCCGTGACCTTGACGTTGTTCACGTAGGCAGTCTTGCCGGTCTTAATGTCAGCGGCGACAGCATTGGCGTCTGCAGAATCGACGCCTGCAAATGTGCCGGTAACCTTCTCACCGGCGACGTAAGCAGTTTTGCCAGTCTTAATGTCAGCCGCAGTCGCGTTTGCGTCTGCAGTAGACACGCCGTCAAAGGTGCCAGTGAGCTTGTGGCCCTTTGCATAAGCAGTCTTGCTGGTCCGAATGTCAGCTGCCGTAGCAGTGGCATCAGACGTATCTACTCCACCTTCCAGCTCATCAATCTTCTCCGCGCACATGTACGCCAGACGAATGGTGAGGTTCTGGTCATTGCGGACGTTAGTCGGCACCTCCACGCCACACGCATCACAGAGTGCATACAGCGCAGCAACATACTTTGTCATATTACTTCCTCCTTGTCATATCCTTCGAGCTTAGCAGCCTCCTCGCCGATCCACTTAACGATTCGTTGCTCACGCTCACGACTCCAAAACGGTTGCTCACGAAACCACTCAAACAGTGGCTTGTTACCGCGGCCTCGATTACACTTTCTACAGGCAGGCCCGATATTACTCCTTTCAGTTCGTCCCCCACGAGACAGCGGAACGAAATGCTCTCTGTCGAACTTGTCAGCCTTAGCGCGACCCTCGGGTCTACCGCAATATGCACACTCCCCGTGGAAATGAAGCATTGCATCTCGCCAGTCATTGAGCCCATAGTTGATCTCCTCCATGTTGCGCCGCTTCTCCTTAGACACGAACTTGCCGTGCTTGTCTTTGTGGCGCACGACAGAGCGCTTGACGTTAACACACGTCTTACACTGGCTGTTCAGTGCACCAGTGTAGCTCTGCTTGTAGAACTCACTGGCGGGTTTCAGCTGATGACAGCAGCTACACTCATACAGTCGTGGCTTATAGTTAAGTTTGATCTGGCTCAATGATAACTACACTCCCTTCCTCTTCGCCCTTAGCTACAATGCGTGTGGTGGTAGTCTGCTCTACCGCGATGCCCTGGCCAGGCAGCACACCAGTCTTTGCCAGGATGCTCACGATCTCATTCATGTCTTCTGGCTTGGTCAAGTTGTTCTGGCGCTGCTTCACATCTGCAGACGTACCCTCGACCTTCTCAGGTGTCGCGGTGACGATGCGGCGCTCCAACTCAGCAGACACCTTAAGCAGCTGCACAATCTCGCCGGGCCGCAGCAGCACAGGGTCTATGCTGTCTATCGCAGTCTTTAGCTTCTCTTGGAGAGTCTTTGCCATGCCTACCTGGCGAGCATTCATCTCCTTGATAGCCGCCGCGCGCTCCTCCATCATAGAGTCGTCGGTATACCGCGCCCACGATTGCAGGCGCACCTTGAAGCTCCATTTCTGGGCTGTACGCGTTACGAGACCTACAGAGCACCCACATTCTTTAGCCAGCTCACTCCAAGTAGGTAGCTTCATGGGATAATGGCTGCGGTAGCACTCCCATATCATCCACTCGGTGTCTGTCTCTTCTGGCTGCCGTTCGAAGTATGCCAGACCCAGCGCGTCGCTGTCTTCCATCCAGCTACTATTCACTTTTCTGGCCAAAGCCGTATTGTTGGCTTCCTTCTTCCAGCATTCTACACAGTAGTCAGGATGTTCACTGCTTTTATTCAGATGTGTGCCACACTTGACACATGTCCACGGATCTACACCTACAAATTCTGATATTTTCGTATCCGCCATCTGTGCCGGGCTTAAGTGATCTGGCACGGCGCCAGTAGGCCAGAATGGATCTGGTTTGACTGGTTCTACTGGCTTGTCAACTTTCTTCACCTCGTCGCCTCCTCCCATTATTATCCTTACATTATATTATACGCACGCGCGTGGCAAATGTGACCAGTTCTGACGAACTTTTTATAAAGTATTTTCGTGTTGTAGAGCGAGAGTGTGGTAGGCTGATTATCTACAATCTTTAGCTTTTGAATTCAGCTAGCAAGAGCCGCGGCGCTAGGCATATAGGGAATACACACACGCGCGTGCTACAATCTTTAGCTGTACGGCACGCGTAGTCGGGATTGCCTATCGGGACCTTGATAACTGAATACTGGGTGCCAGCCAAGATTACTATGGAAATGTTTGTTGACTTCATGCTCTACGTTGGTATTCTCGCTGCTATGTTCGCTCCCTGTGTCATTTGCTGCTGGTTCTTTGAAGATACGCGTATCGGCAGAAGAATCTGGGATAATGTCCTTGTTCCTTGGCTGATCAAGCACGACATCCTACCTGATGATCGTTGGGATTCTCGTCGCTAATTTCGGGTTACTAAAGATTAACTAAAGGAGGTTTGAGGCTGGCACCTGGTATTCAGTTATCAAGTACCAACTGCACCTTGACAACTAAATATTGAAGACTCGGTATTCTGGTAGTAGGTACTCTAAAGGAGGTGAGGCCTATAAGCTATGAACTAGCATATACCCGTAAGTACCAGTAAAACTACCATTTGTCAAATTTGAAAGGAGTACTATTATGTCTACTAACAAGATTACCGAGAACCTGAGCTGGAACGCTATCAAGGCTAACTACCACATTGGCACCATCATGGTGAACAATGAGCCCGTGCAGGTTAACCAGCTGCAGAATGCCATCGAGGATGGCAGCATGCTGAAGCTGATCCAGGACTGCGCTGACCAGCTGTACAATGGGGACATCGTTCCCGTGCTGAAGGTCATGAAGCACAACCTGAGCAGTGCCCTGTGCAACACCAAGAAGCGCCCTGATACCCCCACCAAGTTCAAGGACCTTACTCGTATTGAGCTCATGTCCAGCTTCCTGGACGGTCTCGTCGGTAAGGCCACTGTGGCTACCCGGCAGAACAAGGCCGGTAAGGCTTACTGGACCTGGACTATGGAGGAGATCATGGCGGTGCCTCTGAGCGACGTGCGTACCCTGCAGTCCATTCGGGATAATATGGCGAGTGCCAAGACTAAGTATCCTGAGCGGATCGAGGATATGGACGACTTCATGGCCCGGTACAAGGCTGCTAGCCAGCGGTTCAGCGAGGCTAAGAAGGCCAATAAGCAGAGTGCGGACAATGGCGAGCTTGACAAGCTGATCAAGCAGCTCGAGAGCGGCCGTCTGACCAAGGCTGATAAGGCTGCGATTGCCCAGGTTCTCAAGAATCTGAAGTAAGTAACCACTGCTGACAGAGAATACGCTGGGAGTGAGAGTACCAGCACCGACTAATATTGAATATAAAGGAGAGTACTACTATGAAAATCGAGCTCAACATCAATGCTACTCAGCTTGCCATGCTTACTAGAGCTATTCGTTATGGCGTGGAACAGGTGTACAACAGCGGTGGTGAGATCCAGGTGTTCCTCGATGCAGAAAACGAAGGACAACTGGGTGCTGCTGATGCTATGCTTGAACTGTGCCACAGCTTCGAGAAGAAGCTGCAGCCTCATCTGTTCGCCAAGGAGCTCAGTTATGTTGCGTCCATGATGCAGCGTAATGACCCCAATGGTGACTACTGTGTTGATGACCTGCGTGCCCATCCTGCCGACTATATTGAGGTGCTCGAGCAGTGGAAGGAGGACTGTGGTGATACTGAGCTTGTTCCTGCATGGATCGATAAATGCATTGACTACCTGATGCTGCTTACCGTGTAAAATACTACTAACCAGAATACCGAGTCGAAGATTAGGGGTATGCTGAGTAAAATCAGTATACCCCTTTTCTTTTTACTCCGCGGCGCGGTCCCGTTCCGTCCGGACATGGCCGCCGCACAGTATCGCACGTATCCAGTCAGCCCTACTCCGCGGCACCGGATCGCACGTAAAAGCGCGCTTCCAGCCAGGGCCCTCGGCTCCGCGCCGCAGCGCATAAAATGACCCAGCCATGTCGGAAATGATCTGTGCAGCTGCAGCTACCGGCAGAAAATCAAATTAAGGTATACACATCGCAAACTCCACAGTATAATATAATCAAGATAAAGAAAGGCGGTGATTATACGGGACACGACGGGCGCCCAGCCCGCGTGAGTCGCGCGTGACGCGCGGGTCGCACGAGACGCGACGTGCACCTTGATAAGTCAATACGGAACGAACGAATGGACTTGACGGTAGACCCGAGTGGCTTGACCATGCGGCGTCGCACCAGGCCACTGCGGTCTGCCGTCAATACGGACGGTAGTAGATTTTGAACGTACTGAAAGGAGTACTACCATGAAAAAGACTACCACCACCAATCCGTTCGAGATGCTCAGCGCCCAGACCGACAGCACCACCGCGACCAGTCGCCGTCTGAACCACACCGTCGAGTTGAACAGTCGTGCCACCGAGCGTGCGACCGAGACCATTAAAACGGCCTCTGCCAATCCCGAGTTCCACGAGCTGGCCAACAAGATGATGGCGGGCGACCCGGCGGACCTGCTGGACCTGTTCGAGAAGACCGGCATCATCGCCAACGTGGAGGCCGACGCCACCGTGTTGGACGGTGCCGACGAGGACGAGCTCAAGCGCCTGCTGGAGTCCCGTCGCTCCGACCGGTCCAAGTGCAAGAAGAAGGGTATCGGTAGCTCCATGCTCAACTGTCGCAACTACGTGGCTGCGATGTATGCCGAGCTGATGGTTCGCCAGGCCATGGGTAAGCCGTACACCGGCGCCCGCGGTGCCACCGAGGTGGACGTCGATGCCCTTGCTGGTGACCAGGACGCCATTGTCCGGAAGGTCAAGTCGCTGCAGTCCAAGAAGTGCCGTGTCAAGAAGCTGGCTGAGGCCGGTGTCGACGGTGCTACCGAGGAGCTGGCCCAGGTCGAGGCCGAGATTGAGCGTCTCAACGCCCTGCGCCCTACGGCGCGGGTAGCCACCAAGGCTGCCGTCAAGTCCATCAAAGTCGATGAGCTCCGCGAGGCTCTGTCCAAGATTGAGGGCGACGTGCCTGCTGAGATCCTGGAACTGATGAAGAAGCTTGGGTAAGTAGAACTGCGGGACCTGGGTTCGCCTGGGTCCCGCTCCATAAAAGGAGGCTACCATGTTTAACAAGAAACCGACTGAGCAGCGCCGCCTCGAAGCCCTGCTGCGTCTCATGAACGTCTACGCTGTCCGCGCCCAGCAAACCTGGCGGACCAAGGAGGAGCGGAAGGCCTACAGCACTGTGTCTATCCTGCTCAACCACGCCATCGACGGCAACATCGACGCGCTTGACAGTATCTACCGACAGGACATCGAGCACATGTACGTTGAGCCGTGACCACATACCCGCGACCCCGCAGCCCTGCACCGAAAGGTGTGGGGCTTTTCTTTTTGCCTTCAGCACCGGGTCGCGGCGGCGCCGACAGCCGGCAGCACATAAAACCAATCTACTCACTTGCTTAATCGGCCAATGGCTGTCAGGAAACTGCACGTGTGCGATGCTACAAGCTGGCGACCCCGCGCTCCCGCGCCACCGCCAGGCCCGCGTCGCTGTAAGTCGACGACCCTGCGTTCCCGCGCCACCGCCAGGCCTTACGGATCCGAGCCGCACAGCCGGAATTGGCGCCAAAAATAAGCACTTTTTGTTCCAAAACCAATTCGACTTTCTGCATGCGCGCGTGCGCGTGGCCCCGCCTCCCAACAACTCCGCAAATCTGCGGCACCCCAACCAACTGGCAGCACTCCTGATCTACTGATGCAGCACACTCGCCCCGCCCCAACAACTCCGCCGCCCTGTGCCGCCGCAACAAATCTCACAGGCCCCGCCGCCCCGACCTTCTCGTGCGCGTGCGCGCGTGGGAACGAATTGACGCAGCGCTCCCGCCTCGCCGCCACACTCATCTCAGTGCCGCCACCCTCCTGCAATGCAGCGCTCCCGCCTCGCCGCAACGCTTCGTGTTGTAGACCACGTGCGTGCGCGGGTGGGCCCCGGGGCTGATTTTGTACGACTTCGGTCGACCAAAAATCTGTAAGTCTGTAATGTTGTAAAATCTGTAAAATCTGTAAATTCTGTGAACTTCCGGGGATATATAGGGTTTTTGAAGACCCGTGGAAACTGCCAATGCATCTTGTTCCATTCTCATCTCTGATCTGACAACTATTCCTATTCCTATTATGATTTGTATTTAATGATTTAATTCGTTAAATTAAATATTTTTAGTATATATAAATACCTATATAAATATAGATATAATAATACATATAATATAATAGATATAAATATACCTATATAGATA